TTACTGGCCGCATTTAGGAATTACAGCGCTGCTCCGCATGAAGTACGGGCAATCCGCGAACTGGAAGAAAACGTCAGCCCGTATGTTCTGTCTAAGTTTGCCAACGATTTCCAGATCACAGATCGTCCATGGGATGAATTCAACCAAGAAGAGCTGGACGCCATATTTACCACCTAGGCTTAGAATAATTAGAACAAGACCTGCAAAGTGGAATGGAGCGTTCAGTCGAACCCCGTGAATTTCAACTTCCACTGGAACTGCAGTTTTCCATGCGGAAAGCAGAACTTACAGCCCAGGAGATGACCTGGGATGAGTTATACGCTGCTTTACTGAACCTGTACCACCAACGGCTCATGGAGTGGCACGCCGTAAAAGCCATCCTGGCCGATGAAAATATTGAGTTAGATTGGGATCTTCCCACTGATTTAGAACTGTGTGAACTCGCCGCCGCCTGCTTGATGGACGACGACGAGGACAGCGAAGAAGACGAGTACCAGCCCTTCTAAACTTCGCCCATTTCAATAAGACGATCCAGGTACCACCGTGCCTTCTTCAGTGATTCTGTCCCGCCTTTATGGCGCTCACGCCAAATATACTTCATGCAATTTCCCTTGCAGTAACCACGGAATTCTTCGATGGTTAAAGCCGCCTCAATGGCTTCGATGCATTCGATGCCCCCATCGGTGTAATGGGAAGGATGATTAACCACATCCTCCCTAACCTCAGGCCTTTCTTCTTTTACAAGCCAAGGGACGGGGCAAACTCCCCCTGGGCAATCAGAAATCTCTTCGTCTTCTACCGGCGCAAACCACGCCTTTTCAAGGACTCCTCCTTCATTTCCTCCGTTGGACCTTCCAGTTCCAGTACCAGAGACCGGGGCTTCGGTGCTGCTCCCATCCCCAGACCCTGCTCCATCGAAGGAATGTAACCGGTCACTCCGGGACGATCCATTCCCTCGATGTTGAGCGGATTCCGTTCCAGTCCCTGCTCGCATGCCGTCAGTCCACGATTGTACATATCGTACAACGGAACATCATTCTCTTGGTTATCGATGGGTGCACCGAAGTCTTGGTCTTGATCCAGGCACCGACACTTCACCTCATCTTCGACAAACGCATCCAAGAACGCGGCGGCTTGGTTATGCATGATATCTAAGGCTTGATTTATTCCTTTTACAATAATACTATGGCAAATTTCTTTGATTCCACCTACGATCCCAGGCACGACTCTGGATCCTCAGGTGTTGAAGTATCTGATCTACATCCTGAAAAGATTTATGACACAGATTTGCGTCGTTTAGAAGACGATGAGCAGTCTGTAATTGAACCCACGAATGACAAACAAGAGCGTGTTGCCAAATTCATGCGGGCCGCAAAGACCGCTGGGGCATACCGTCAACGAGCTGGGATTGCTGAGCCGACAATCCGTGGAAAAACTCCACGTAATCCAGCGTTTATCGATGGTACTGAACTTCCCAGCCTTGGGGACACTATTGGTACCGCCGGTAGTACCAACTACGCCAATAAACCTCAGCCACGCCTCGGCAAATCTTTTGCCTGATCACACCTGAGACAACACAACCTCGGGGGGTTGATCTTGGTACTTACCCTTGCGATCTTGGTAGCTCACTTCACAGGGAGCCCCGCGATAAAACAAGAGCTGGGTGATGCCTTCATTTGCGTAGATCCGGTTAAAAAGCCCGGTGCAGTTACTGATCTCCAGCGTGAGATAACCTTCCCAGCCACTTTCAGCTGGAGTGATATTCACAAGGATTCCCGAACGAGCGTACGTCGACTTACCAACCGCAACAACAGTTACGTCACGGGGAAGCTTCAGACGTTCTTGTGCTACGCCTAAGCAGTAACCATAGGGAGGCAAAAGAAAATACTGGCCCTTTTCGTCTTCCAATAATTCAGCAGGCTTGAGAATGTCCGGATCAAAGTCCTTGGGATCACAGTCGCCAGCCTGAACTTTTCCAAAAATCAAACATTGACTGGGCGAAAGTCGGATGTCGTATCCATAGGAGCTAAGCCCATAGCTCAAAAGGCGCCTGCCATCTTCTTCGCTAACGACACGATCCACAAACGGCGAGATCATGTCATCTTCTTTTGCCAGGGTCTTAATTTGCCAATCCGCAAGAACCGTCATGGTCGCCTTCAATCGTTTTTCAGTATACAAAATTAGTAGAGAATGCGGCCCTTTTCTGAATAAATATCAAGAAAACGCTCGGTTGCTTCCGTGGCTGATTCCATCGGTGGCAAATAGACCAAAAACGATGTGCAGGTCTTATGTCTGCTAACGCCATTGCTCGTATTTTTGAGCAGCGTTGGGGCCGTACGGAGAATGCAGACAGGAAAATCGAACAGCTTTTGTTCGTACCGGATCATGTCCGGGCAATTCGTAAAGTAAAGGCCTTGTTTGATCTCACGAGCCATCCACGATCTATATAATTTTCGAAACCAGACGGCATGGGAAGAGGTCAATGTAGGTGACGTTGAGCGCGTCATCTTCCACCGTTGGTTCTTCCGTTCCCAAAAGTAGGTACCACTGGGCGGAAACAAGTAGACACTACCGAACCACTGCTGGCAATTCAACCCATCATCCGATGGAGTGAAATATTCCTTTGCTTCGACGTACTGATTAGCCACCTTGGAGCTGGCAACGTCCAGATCGATGCCCTCCAGGAGTGCGTGCGCCGATGCGACCAAGTCCTGGTTGGTGATCAGCTCACGGTCTTCCGCGTGAGACTTAATATTTTGAATCGGCATCAGCTCTCAGCAGCTGCGTTGTAGTCCACTTCGCAGTAACGAAGGCCAGTCTTGTCATTGATGAGGTATCCTGCCTTTTCTTGTGGGTCAATCTTCTGCGCTGCCTGCAAGATTCGCCGGAATGTCTCCGCCATGTCTCCATCGTTGTCCCGTTCGCACTCCTCTTGTGCGGCGTGGAGTTCCTTGAGGGTCAGGAAGAACATGGACCGCGATAAATTCTCGGGCTGGAACACCATGACGCCTGGGCCCTCGGCATCCCACATCTTGGAGTAGTGCTCACCCATGTCACCAAGAATTAACTTGATTGTTGCATCAAGCATTTTGGCTTTTGTCTCATCCATCTCAGGGCCAATGACGGATGCGATCAGTTTTTCCCTGCGATTCATGCGTCTAACAAACCCTGCCGGGCCAATGATTCAATCAGTTTATCGGTCGGCTGGTATAAAACGACCATTTTTCCAAGTACGCCACGTTTTTTTATCAGTTTTCCTTCTGCATCGCGTACTTTATCCAACTCACCAGACCTGATAAGATATTCGGCCACACAACGGAGACGACGCTTGAGGGGCAATTCAGCCTGGGGGAATTTGCCACAGATTGTGTCGGGCCTCATGTCACGGAACGCCAGCCGCAAGCGATTCGCTAGCGTCATATTGGAATTGGCGTCCTCTTCTTCATAGTTTTTTAAGTTTTCGAGGTATCGACGCAGGCATCCGTCGTCGAAAGAGCCCTCGGGAGGCAAGAACATCTCCAGTTGCCGGAACAATGATTCCGGTAGGGACTCCTCGCAGTTCTCTACGGTAACTGCGGAAAGATCAACGTCTCGAAAACGGTGTGCCATTATTCCAACGCATCAAACGTCGTTGATTTATAAAGCCGGTTGATTTGCTTGCGGTGATCGTCTACCAAGGTCTCTCGGTTTTTGGCGAATGATTGCACCAGCGAGTTCCAAGGGATGCGGATGACTGCCTTCTTGGAAGGGTTGGGACATGCATTGATGTAATGGATGCCTTCTACCCAGCCCTTATCAGGGGTTTTTCTCCCCATGGCAATCCAATTCCTCAGGGTCTGGTCAGAAACATTCAGACGCCTGGCACATTCTTCTGTCGAGATGTATTCGTCGGCAAAGGCCTGGGGGTTCAGCGACGTTGTTTCACCGTTTTCGTAACGGCTATGCCACATGCTCGCCAGGATATTGCGAATACCCTTCAGTTCATGTGCAATGTCTTCTAAACCTTTCCTTAGACCGTATGCCATAACGACAAATGTTTTGATCAGATGCTAACGTGTGGGAAAACAGTTTGCCCAAATGGAAGATCAGATTCCCCCCAGCCAGCTGCCTTCTCTTCCACAGATTTCTCTCGAACAGCTAGAAGAAATGAAGGCCCGTGCCAAGGAGCTGGCAATTCAACAAACCATGGCACAACAACAAATTGCTCAACAACCTCCGCAAGTTGTCTATGTTCGTCGCAACTTGACGGTTGCCGAACTTTTACTGGTGTTTCTGCTGTCCTGCGGTTTGGTAACCGGTGTACAAGCAGCCTGGAACTTTGCGACCAACGTGCTACCCCGCCTTGAAATCAAGGTTAAGTAGTGTATTGGACTTACGGAACTATAATTGATCCAAGGGCATTTATGTGAATAGGTAGTGGCTAATCGCAGAATAAGCGAATTACAAGAGATTGCCGGCATTGACCTAGCCGAGGCCGACCTATTCACAGTCGTGAAGGTTGCCGAAGTTGACCCGGCAATCAAGAATAAAAAATTAACAATATCTGGCACCAAGGCATACCTAAATATTTTCTACCTGCCGCGCACTGGCGGTACTGTTAGCGGCAACGTCACCGTTGGTGGAGACTTAACGGTTTCCGGTACAACGACAACGTCTGGCCTGGCGGTTTCCAATACGGCAACCATCAGTTCGCTCACCGTACAAAATAATGCAACTGTCAGCGGCACCCTCAGTGGTACAACGCTGACTGGTACAAACGTCAACGCAACGAATGTCAACGCGGTCAACTTGACTGCAGACACTTTTACCATTGCGTCGCTGACGGGTGTTTCTGGTACCTTCACGTCGCGTGTATCCGGTGCCACAGTCACAGGCGATACCGGCGCATTTACTAATTTATTTGCAATTACAGGCACTGTTACCAACTTCTTGTCGGTTGGCGAAGTCACTGGTGTCACTAGCCGCTTCACAAATATCACCGGTGCAACAGGCGTCTTTACGTCTTCCTTATCCGGCGCGAGTGTCACTGGTACAACCGCAAGTTTTACAACAGGTGTTTTTCAGACTCTGGTTACATCTGGTCAGACGATTGGCGGCAACTTAACGGTTTCTGGAACATTTAGGGCGCTTGGATCTGGCTTCTTTAGCTCCGGTGTTCAAGTCACTGGAACCCTCAGTGGTACGACAGTAACCGGCACGACGGCTCAGTTCACCAATATCACCGGCGTTAATGTCATTGGTACCACACTAGTTTCTGGTGTAACAGTCAGTGGCGGTTTCGGTAAGTTTGATAGCGTCACTGGTAATACAATCATTGGCCTCACCACAATCTCTGGTGGGACAATCACCGGCAATACCGGAAACTTTACCGACATCAATGCAATTACGGCGACGTTCACAACAGGAATCGTTCGCCAACAAATCACTGTTACAGGCAGTGCCAATATCAACGGGAACCTAGTCGTTGGTGGCTCTGGCCTCTTTAGTTCTGGTATTAGTGCCACTGGAACGATCAGTGGTCAGACCTTTACTGGTGGATTGGCTCAATTCACCACAATCACAGGCGGCACCGCCGGCTTCACAACGGTAACCGGCCAGACAGTTACAGGTAATGCCGCTCAATTCAACACAATCACCGGCAATGCCGGCTCATTCACCGTAGTCACCGGTACGACAATTACCGGAAACCTCGGTTTATTTACTACGTTGACCGGTGTCAACCTTGTTGGCAGTACTTCAGTTTTTGGTGCCACTGTTACCGGTAACGTTGGTCAATTTACTGCACTAACTGGGAATACCGCTGGCTTTACAACAGTCACAGGTGCAACTGTCACCGGCACAACCGCTAATTTTGTCACGGTTTCTGGTAATACGGTCACTGGTAATACCGGGTTATTCACAAATCTCACTGGTGTTACTGTCGTCGGTACCACCACTGTTTCTGGCGCAACAATTACCGGTAATGTTATTCGTGCTACAACCATTACAGGCGTCAGTGGCGTCTTCACCAGCTCTGTGTCGGGTGCCACGGTGACAGGGGTCAGTGGTTTGTTCTCCTCTGCGTTAAGAATTAGTGGGTCCAATGTGGCAACTGAAAGCTACGCTGACAACACAGCAATTGTGTTTGCTATTGCACTTGGTTAAACACCTTATAATTAAGAA